CAAAGGCGTTGGCGTACTTCGGGTCCATCGAGCCATTGCGAACCATGCCGGAAAGGCTGGTGATGTTGTCGGCAAACTCGCGGTCAGCCTTGACGGTCAAACCGGGCAGCAGTTCGTCATACTTTTTGCCCAGCGTGTCGCCGACAAACTCCACCGCCTCACGCCCAACCATGCCATCAGGCAGGCTTACACCCACCGGAGACAGCGCACGATTGGCAACAGCGCGGTTCAGTTGACCGGCTGCGCGAGTCTTGGCGTTGATGATGGCGTCACCAACAATGGGCAGGCTTGACAGCTTTTCCTCTGTGCGCGCAGCAGCGCCGCCAAGCAACTGCCCCGCAGTGGGAGTGATGCCTTCGCCGCGCAGCTTGGAGACTGCCGGGTTTGTCGATGCCTTGGGGCTGATGACACGCGCGACGGCAGATCCTAGAACCGGGAACGCCGCCCCGGCAATCGCTCCGGTCGTGATCTGATTGCGCTTTTGAGAAGCGAAATCGCCGTTTGTCACAGGGGCGAGCGCGTTGTTTGCCGCACCAGCAGCCGAGCCAACAACCATGCGAGCTGGCAATGACGTGGCAGACACAGCAGGCAGTGCCAGAGATGGCCCCACATTGCCCAACATGCGCCAGCCATCGAACCCCGACTCCCCCGCCGCCGTGCGTTTGGCTTGGTAGTCAGCCTCGCGCTTGCGCACTTGCTCATCGACGCCGCCTTCAGGAAGGCGAGCAACCAAACCCGTTTTGTCGGCGAGCCAGTTGTTCGCACGGTTGCCAGCCTGAACCACCGAATCGGGCAGCAACTTCGTCAGCAACTGCGCACCACCGTGGATGGGGTCAGCGACGCCCATTGCCACCTTCTCAGTGCGCGAGACGGCTGGGCCTTTCGGCTTTGGCGTGTCCCACTGCACTTTCGACGGATCGATGGCCGGAGCCTCGTCCCATTGAACCTTGCTTGGATCAATCGGCATAAGCGGTGGTCCCGTCAGAGTATTGAACAACCTTGCGGCCATTCATGGTTCCGGTGCGCACAACGGTCTTGCCTTGGGGCTGCTGAGAAGCAGCAGACCCGCCAGCATCGCCGGAGCCAGGCAAGCGCGAGTAATCGAACGGAGCCGCTTGGTAATTGCTGCGCACGTTGTCAATCTTGAGGCGCTGAAGCTCAACGGCTCGCTTGTTGATCGCGCGAATCTCGTTCAATCGCTGACCGACAAGGTTTGTGTCGTTGATGTTCTGGAACAGCTCATTCCATGCGCGTTGGGCGTCACCGTCAGTCTGGACGCCAGCATTCAAACGAAGCGACTCATTACGCATACGTTCAAGGTCAGACACGAACGATGCAAAGTTGCGGCTTTGCTCATTGCTCTGCCCCGCCAGGTTCCGCCCCTTGTTGATGAGGTTGCTCACCGGCCCAAACGACAGGCCACCGGATTCAATTTGGCGCTGCTTGTCAGCCAACAGCTTGTCAATGTTTGACGATGCCGCGATCACGTCGAGCGCATCGTTTTGCATCTTCATCGCAGCGGCTGGAAGCGGCTTCGTGCTGTATCCACCTGAAGCGGCTTGCGCGTCAGCCTGCCGCTGATCCATAGACAAGCGAGCCTGAGACACAGCCAGATTGCCGCGAGCGACAGCGTTAGAGGCGATCTCACCCGGCGTCATGGTCTTCTTGAGCGACACGCCAGCCTGAGGCCGCACGAATTGGACAGAACCGCCCAAGTCAACCCGCTCGGGTGCGGTGTAGCCCTGCACGCCGCCGCCGACTTGGCGGCCCATCTTGTCGAATTGCAGTGTGACCCTGTTACCTTGCTCGTCTTGGCTTTCGATGGTGCGGGCAACCTCAGGAGCGCCCCAATCCTTCATGCCTGACAGCTTTTGTGCGTCCTCAATCGATCCGCCTCGACGCATCCACTCAAGCGGGTCAAACTGATTCTGCTGCGTGCTGAATTCGTCTTTGTACTGGCCGATGCTGCTCAGGTACTTGTTGCGCTCGGCTTGCTGCGCCGCTTGTTTGGCGGCAGCCTGCTTTTGCTGCTCCAACTGCTGCGCCTGCATGTCGAACAGCTTGCCGCGCTGAGTGGCGTATTCGTTTTGGCGTTGCAGGTCTTGCCCTTGCGCGTAGCCCTGCACACCACCCAGCAGGCCAGAGCCGACAGCGTTCCAAGTGCCGCCGCGACGAGCGCCAGCCAGGCCAGCACCGACAGCGGACAGCAAGCCCATGCCGCCCGGAGAGTTCAGGAAATCAAGCAATCCGCCTTGTTCAGCCACGATAACCCCCCAGCAGCCCTTGCACGGCCATTTGTTGAGCCTGGCGACGCTTTTCCGGGTCAACCTGATCGGTCGGGCTCAGAAGACCCGCAAAGCCGGGGCCTTGCTGAAACTGAGCCTGCGGGGCTTGCATCTGCTGGCCTTGGCTCAGTGCATTGGCCTGTCCGGCGATGTTCATGGCTTGCGAGGCTGGGCCTGCGTACTGGCTGAACGTGGAGAGCAAGCCACCTTGAGCACCGGCAGCGCCAGCAGTCGCGCCGGTTGCGCCAGCCCCAGCAGCCCCCGCGCCCGCAGCGGTTCCAGCGCCAGCGGCACCGGCCCCGCCCATCGCCCCCATTGCAGGCAATGCATAAGGCGCAGCAACTGCCATCGCACCAAGGCCGATCATCTGCGCGTCAGTCAAGCCAGTGGCCTTCTTCAAAGGCTTCCACAGAAGCCCGCCCGCAGTGTTGTCCCAAATGTCACCGAAGAAACTCATTTGCCGCCTCCGCTTTGGGTCGTGGTCTGTGTCTGGAATCCGGGAGTCCCGAAGACGCCCGACATGGTTTGCAGCTTCTTGTACGGGTCGTTTTGCTGCTCTTGGAACTGCTGGAATTGGAAGTCAGCTTGATCCTGCGCCTGCGACTGCTGCAAGTTGCCAGCGTTGAGCAACTGGCCCGCGTTGGTGTAGCCCGCTTGTTGGATGGCCGGAGACATGCCCAAAGCCTGCATGCGGTTGCCTTGATCCGTCGCGTAGGCGTTGAAGCGCATGCCCGATGCAATGTCACCGAGGTTCTGCTGCAACTGGCTGTCCTGCTTGGCTTGGGCATCCATCAACGTTGCGTTACCAAACGAGCCGGATTGCACAGCCTGCATGACCTGGTTGGGCCGAACTTGGCGGTTGTAGGCGTCTGCCGTCTCGCTTTGAGCCTTGGCAATCTGCTGCGTGAGGAACGGGTTTTCCTGCCCACCCTGAAGGAACGAGCCGAGGGCGCTTTCTGCCTGACCCTGCACGCCCGATCCGGCTTGCTGGCGGATCATGTCGAGCGCCTGATTCTGGTCGCTGTTCATCCCGGCGAATCGGTTGCCGGTGTATGCCTGCCAAGGCGTCTCAGCGACCTTCTGAGCCTGAGATGTGAACGTGTCAACCAGCGGATACAGGCGAGGATCAAGACCTTGGGAAGTGGTCGAAGAACCACCGCCGCCGCCGCCATCACCGCAGATCAAGCGACCACACTCACGGCGCGTCACAGACTCACCCAAGGGCAAGCCAGCCGCGTACAACTCACGACGATTCATCATCACACCTCGACCTCTAGGACTTGGTACACCGGCTTGAAGCCGCATTTCATTTGGTACAGACGCGCCTGCACAGCCTGAGCAGCGCAGCGAATCCGCAAACAACCATTGGCCTCAGCCATCCCCTTCAAGGCGTCAAAGAACTCTTGGAACGCTGCGCCGGGCGCGTACATCGAGCACACATGCAGGATTCGGGCGTTTGGCAAGGCATCCACACGAACCACACCCCAGCCGACGGGCTCCTTGTCTCGATCCATGCGGATCAGGATTCGCTCACCACGGGCAAGAATCATCTTGAGCTGATCGGCTGTGATCTCGCCGCCCGATGTCTCGACAGACTCGGCCAGGCGATACGCGCCCTCTTTCCACGCCCGATCAACATGGATGGGCGGAACAACGATCAACTCAACCATCAGACCATCACCACAGTAGGGGCCACGGTGTAGGTGATCCGCACCGTATCGCCACGCTTGACAGGCACAACAGTCACCACACCGAGAGAGGTAGAAACACCCTCACGGACATACGCAACAGCCGACACCGTTCCGCCAACGATGGACACAAACCCATCGCGCGGCGCGGTGTAATCGAATGGAGACGCGCCGACCGTCACAGCCGACACGCTCAGAGGCGTTGCGGTCTGGTCGATCAACTCATTGACGGACAGCGCCACAGCCCGGAACAGCTCATTGATGCGCTGGACCATCCCGCCACCAGAAGGAAGGCGGGGCTCAATTGGGAGCTTCTTCATCGAACCCCCGCAGGCTGCAACTTCAGATCAACAGCAGACAAACGGCCATCACCGTTCATGGTCACGGTCACGCTATGGAAGCGCCCGGTCTGACGCATGGCGAACTTGGAGCCATCGAACGTAGCCAAACTTCCCTCAGTGCTCACGCCGCCGCTTGTCTCTTTGGTGTAGCCCTGACAAGTAGCCAAATCAGGGATGCGCGACCACCTGACGTTGACGCGGCCAAGAAACGTGCTTTGCGTCTCGTCGCCATAGTCGCCAGTCGTGAACGACGATTCACCGGGGATGCCGGTTAGAGACTTGATCTTGTGATCGGTCGAGAAGATGGCCGGATTGGACTTCGACGCCAACCAGAATGGAGAGTCATACGAAAACGCCGGGCCTGAGTCGTATGTGTAGCCAAGCGACGCGCCAGAGTCGTAGGTGATGCCTTGGCTGGTGTAGTTCAGCACTGCCTCAACGGTCAGATCAGACACACCCCAGCGACCAGACGGCACATGAAAGACCAACGTCCGGTCGCACTCAGACGAGTTCACGCCCGGATAGAACATCCATACCAATGCGTTATCGCGATCCCACATCAGCTTCGTGCGATAGCGAAACTGCGCCGAAGAATTGTCAATCCACCATTGGCGAATCTGGTCACCAACAGCCGTCGCCCGGTGACCATCGAACAAATACACGTTGTCCGACCCGACGAACACATGGCCGCGAGGGGTATCGGCCACAGCCTCAACGCCAACACAGCCCACATCACCGACAGGCATCGTCCATTGCCAAACCACATCCCCGCCGACGTAGATGCCGACGAAAATGCCGCGCTCCTTGTAGGCAACGATGGTGTCACCCATCCGCAGGCCAGCAGTGATAGCGCCCTGCCCTTCAATCAACCGGCCTTCGCTCGATTGAGTCGAAACAGAAGGCGTCCACGTCGTCACATCCAGGTAGCCCGAGCATTTCCAGCCGTCAGCAGTCGTGCCGTGATTCAGAAGCATCACAAAGCCCTGCGCCACCGCGATCACCTTCGCAGCAGGCGCACCAGCCACAGCGGAGAACGTCGTACCCGTAGAGCGAAGCAGGCCGACAGACGAGCACACAGCCAATGCGTCATTGCCAAACGACACATAGCGCCACACATCATCAGAGCCCAGCGTGTGCCCGCTGCTTTGACTTGTCCAGGTCGTGCCGCTCAACTCGTACACGTTCGACGCCGTGCCAGCGAACAGCCGCGAATTGCCCGACAGGTTGCGAGTCACAGCAGCACCACGGCACGCAGCAGCCAACGCCGACAAACCAGCATCGGCAGCACTCGGCGCAGCCCTCATCCCCTTGGCGTCAGGAATCAGCGCAGAGCACGCCATGAGCGCGCCAGGCGTCGTCGGCTCAACGTCGGGAGAGAAGCCGAGAAGCGGTGTCATGCAACCACCCGCGCCCGAACGGTCAATTGACCAGCCATCCGCGCAGCCTTGTCGGAGCCATTCAGCTTCGCCACGGCGGCGTCATACACAGCGCCATAGCCCTGAGCCGATGCGGAGTCCTTGAGCCAGATCGCGGCATGTTTCATGGCGGCGAACAAGTACACGTCATGCGCGTTCGTCAACAGCCAATTCGTGTCAGCGTCAGCCGACAGCGCATCAAAGGCGGCGCAGTACAGAAGCGAATAGGCTTCTGCGTCACCGTGGACAACATAGAAGTAACCACCGATCCGCGTGAAGTAGCGGCTCGTGGTCTGCATCTCCTGCTCGATCTGATATTGCTCAGGCGTCACGAAGCTG